GTAGAGTAGATCCCTTAGCACAATCTTTCTCAGTTGGTAGAGATATTGATGCTCCGGACTCTAGTGGTGATAATGACGATGATAATGGTGTATTTTTAACAGAATTGGATATATTTGTCAGGTCTAAACCAAATGGTAATGAACCACTTACTGTCGAAATAAGAACTGTGGAATTAGGAATTCCAACTTTGAACATACTTGGAGAACCAAAAACTTTACTGCCAAGTCAAATTTCAACATCAGAAAACGGAAAGGCAGCAACTAGAGTTACATTTGACTATCCGATTTTTCTTGCTCCTGGACAAGAATATGCTGTTGTTTTACTTGCACCAAATACAGATCAATATGAAGTTTGGACTGCAAAAATGGGAGAAAATACAATAGAAACTAGGAATCTTCCAAAGTCCCAATCAGTAAGATATTCTAAGCAATTTGCACTTGGAAGTTTATTCAAGTCTCAAAATGGATCTACATGGACTCCAGCACAAGAATCTGATCTTAAATTCAAACTTTATAAAGCAAAATTCACAGAAACTACGGGTGTTGTACATTTTGGCAATCCCCCTCTAGACAGTAGTAATGGTTATGTTCCTACCTTACAGGAAAATTGTATAACAGTATTGCCAAAAGAAATAACTCTTGGTATTGATAAAATTGCTGCTTCTAATACCGGACTTATTGATGTTTTATCTCCTGGTAGAAAAATTAAAGGTGCCATAGGAAACAGTTTTGGAATTATCTCCTCCGTTGGTAGTATTGCTTCTGGTGTAAGTATTACAGACGGTGGTGTAAATTATAAAGATCGTACCGCTGTTTCTACGAATAATGTATTTGGTAAAGGTTCTGGATTGACTTTAGATATTACTACCACTAGTGGTGTTATATCAAGTGTATCAATTGCTAATGCAGGAAATGGATATAAAGTTGGTGACATTGTAACTATTGTAAATGATACATTTGATACTGGTAGAAATGCCGTAATTAGTATTAGTGCAATTGATGGAGTTGATACATTGTATTTGACTAATGTTCAGGGTGAAACCGGTTCTGGAAAGGCATTTGATGGTGCCAGCACCCCGCCCTTAGAATATTTTAATTCAAATTCCACGGTAGTATCCTTAGCATCAACTCAGTTAAATAACAGAACTCAAGAGGATACTGGACTTTTCAGTGGTGATTATCTTCAAGTTCAACATTTTAATCATGGAATGTATGCTGATAACAATAAGTTAAAATTATCTGATATTGAATCTGATACGGCACCAGAAACTCTAACAGCAGATATTTCTGCTACATTGGGAGCTGGTGGAATTATTCAAGTTAGTGATTCCTCAGTATTCCAAGTGTTTGAGGGTCAGGGGGTTGATGGATCAAATCTTGGATATGTTAAGATTGGAGATGAAATCGTTGGGTATAGTTCTGCAATTTCGAATGAACTTACAATTGATGAGAGAGGAGTGGAAGGTGTAGTACAAAATCATTCAGTTGGTGATGAAATAACGAAGTATGAATTTTCTGGAGTTTCATTGAGAAGAATTAATAACGTTGTTTATGACATTGCAGATTTGACTACTCAAGATATTATTGAAAGTGATTCTTACTTTATTAAAATTGATAAGGGTGAAACTTCCACAATAGAAGGAAAAACGATTAGTGGTGTTAACAGATCTGCTGACAGTGGATCAACTCCACAATTATCATTTGCATCTGGATTAATTGGTGGAGGAAATAACGTTAAATCTACTGAAAATATAATTTTCAATAGAATTAATCCAAGATTCAATGTAATATCACCTGGAAGACAAACTTCTATATCTGCAGATATCAGAACTACAACTGGAACTAGTATTGATGGAAATGAACTATCATTCACTTTAGCAAATAAAGTTGAACCAGTAATACCAAATCAAGTAAATGATCTGAATTCTGTTCGTATTGTTTGCTCTAGAGTAAATGAATTAAATCAAACACAATTTGATAACGTATCTGGAAGAAGATCATTCAACTCAACTGTTACTTTAAATACAACCAATGAAAATCTTTCTCCTATGATATTCATTGATGATTCTACAGTGGAATTTATTTCTGATGATATCAATAGTCCAATAGAAAATTATACTACAGATTCTAGAACAAATTCTATTGCTAATGATCCTCATGAAGCAGTTTATGTTTCTAATGTAATAGGTCTCGCACAACCTGCTTCTTCTCTCAAAGTTATATTAACAGCATACAGACCAGAAGCTTCTGATATTAGAGTTCTTTATGGTTTAGTACGAGAAGATTCTGTTGGTGTAGAACAGGAGTTTGAACTCTTCCCAGGATTTAATAACTTAGAGACAAGTTCAGATGGGACTTTAAAAGTTGTAGATTCATCATTAAATGATGGTAGACCTGATGTAAGAGTTCCCGCAAGTGAAAGAAATCAGTATTTAGAGTATGAGTTTACTGCGAATGATCTTGAAGATTTTAGTGGATATAGAATTAAAATTGTAATGTCATCTACAAGTCAAGCAAATTATCCAATAATTAGAGATCTTAGAACGATTGCATTAAAATGAAAAAATTAATTAAGGTTAAAGATCATCCTCATCTCTATAGAGATGAGAATACTGGAGCAATTGTAAATTATGATACAATTGGGTATAATCAAAGGTTGAAAAAAATTGAAAGTCAGGAATCTAAAAAAATTGAATTAGACAATATAAAGAAAGATATCGATGAAATTAAATCTTTACTGAAAGAATTTCTGAATAGATAAGACCTTCCTTATCTGATGATATAAATATCTAAAGGATTATAATTTATAAAGATAATGGCAGTTTATGCATCTAATATTGTGATTGAGCAGGGATTTGATTTTTCCAGTTCTTTTGCCTTAGGTGACTCTAGAACCAATTCCAGTGTTAATATAACTGGATATGGTGTTACTGCACAATTAAGAAAAAGTCCCTCTAGTTCAACATCAGTTTCTTTTGCTTCCACAGTTTTAGATTCTGAAGTTGGTATTATTGAACTTTCATTGACTGATGAGCAAACTCTAAATATAAAACCCGGTAGATATGTTTATGATGTTCTTATTGAAATCGGGGGACTAAATTCTGGAGGAAAAAAATATAAAGCATTTGAAGGTATGGCTTTAGTAAGAGCGGGGGTAACAAGGTAATGCCAAGTATACCAGATAGAATTGGTGGACAAGGAGTAATAAAAGTCCTTTCAAATATCAGTGGATCATCTGTATCTAGAATAGTAGATTTAAGTGATGTTGATGTATCGTCTCTAGCAGATGGTTTTTCTCTAGAATATAATGCAAATACATCCAAATTTATTACAACAGATACATTTAGATTTTTAAAAAATATTAATGTAACTGATACTGTTACGTCACAAAATATTGATGTAATCGGAGTCACCACATTTAGGGGTGATTTATTTGTAGGTTCAGAATTATATGTTGATGAGTATTTAATTTATGAAAATAATTTCAATGGACCAAATGGTGTTGGATATTTTACAACGGAAGGAAAACTAGTAAGTAGTGGAAGCACTTTTAGTTCAATAGATACTAGCAATTTTATATTAACAACTGACGAACCATCAGGAGTTGTCACATGGACAAGCATTCTTGATGGAGGAGTTTACTGATGTCAAAACCAAGCACAAAACAAGGATTGATAGATTATTGTTTAAGGCAATTAGGAGCTCCTGTATTAGAAATTAATGTGGATGACGATCAAATAGATGATCTAGTAGATGATACTATTCAATACTTCAATGAAAGACACTATGATGGTGTCGAAAGAATGTATTTAAAATATAAAATTTCTCAAGATGATATTGATAGAGGAAAGGCAAGTGGAACAGATGGAGTTGGAATTGTTACTACCACTGGAACTTCAACAATAGTTGGAACTGCAACAACATTTAATTTTTACGAAAATTCTAATTATATACAAGTTCCAGAATCTGTTATAGGAATCGAGAAGATATTTAAATTTGATACTAGTACAATTTCTGGGGGAATGTTTAGTATTAAATATCAATTATTTTTGAATGATTTGTATTATTTCAATTCTGTAAATCTTTTACAGTATTCAATGACTAAAACATATTTGGAAGACATTGATTTTCTACTTACAACTGATAAACAGATAAGGTTTAATAAAAGGCAAGATAGATTATATTTGGATATAGATTGGGGAGCACAAACGAAAGATACATTTTTTGTGATTGATTGTCATAGGGCATTAGATCCAGATTCATTTACTCAAATATATAATGATTCATTTGTAAAAAAATATTTAACTGCTGTGATAAAAAGGCAGTGGGGTCAAAATTTAATGAAATTCAATGGTGTTAAACTTCCCGGTGGAATTGAATTGAACGGAAGACAGATATATGAAGATGCCCAGAGAGATTTAGATGACATTAAGCAGAGAATGTCCTCTGAATATGAATTACCACCTTTAGATTTTATTGGATAATTATGGCACTGAATCCTTTCTTTCTTCAAGGTTCTGCTGGAGAACAAAATCTAGTACAGGATTTAATAAACGAACAATTGAAAATTTATGGAATAGAAGTTTTCTATATTCCAAGAAAACTCCTGAAAACTGATAATATACTCAATGAGGTTCAATCATCAAAATTCGATACAAGTTTTGCTATTGAAGCATATTTGAATAACTATGATGGATATGCACCTGATAGTGATATCATGACTAAGTTTGGACTAAGACTTAAAAATGAAATAAGTTTAGTTCTTTCCAAAGAAAGATTTGAAGAATCTATTTCTCCATATCTAGCAGAGATTGCTTCAATATCTAGAGTATATTATCCTGGAGAAGATTTAGCATTTGTTGATAGACCAAAAGAAGGAGATTTAATTTATTTTCCATTAGGAGAAAGGTTTTTTGAAATTAAAAGAGTTGAAGTAGAAAAACCATTTTACCAATTAGGTAAAAATTATGTTTATGAATTATCTTGCGAACTCTTTGAATATGAGGATGAAGAAATTGATACTGGAATCCCTGAAATCGATGATGTTCTAGAAGATGTTGGTTACATTACCGATTTGAAATTGGTTGCTTTTGGTGGAACGGCAGAATGTGACTCTATACTTATTCCGGGTTTCTCAGGTGTTACTAATGTTGTTCTACTAAACGATGGATTTAATTATACAGGAATTCCTACGGTAACGATAAGTCCTCCTAATAACATTGAAGATATAGATTTTAGCCCCATCATAGGTGCTACAGGTGTTGATGAATTTTCCTTGACAGCTACCGCAGTTGCAATAACTACATCAGTTGGAGATGCATTATCTGTCAAAGAGATAGTTATCACAAATACTGGATATGGATATACTGAACCTCCAACAGTAACTATTACTGGAGGGGGTGGTTCTGGTGCGATTGCAACTTGTGTTATATCCGAAAGTCCTATACTTAAGATCGAAGTTACAGACAAAGGAGATAGATATTATCAAGCACCAACCATCACAATAGATCCACCAGTCGGTGGAGGAACAACTGCAACGGCAATTTCTAGAATTTTCAATGGAAGAGTTTCTGAAGTATTACTAACAAATGCAGGTTCTGGATACACATCCAAGCCAAATATTACAGTCTCTCCACCACCCTCTGTTGGAATAGGAACTTACATTGTCTCGGAAACTGTAACAGGTTCTCTTTCGGGAGTTACTGCTGAAGTTAAATCTTGGACTAATCCTGGACAGGATATTGATAAGACACTAAGAGTTTCACTAAATAGTGGAACGTTTAGTGAAGGTGAAAACATAGTTGGATCATCTTCTTCTGCGGTTTACACTTTAAAATCATTTGACTTGGATACTTCTACAAGTGATGAATATTCCGATAATGATGATTTTGAATTCGAAGCAGATAAAATATTAGACTTTACAGAAGCAAATCCATTTGGTACGTATTAATGTTAGGAACATACTATTATAACGAAATAATTAGAAAAACAATTATAGCATTTGGAACTCTTTTTAATGATATTCATATCAAACATAAAGATAACTCCGAAAGTGTAATTTCTGATATGAAAGTTGGTTTATCTTACGGACCAATGCAGAAATTTCTTGCAAAAATTGAACAGCAAGAAGATTTAACAAAACCTGTTGCAATTACTTTGCCCAGAATGTCTTTTGAGATGAATAATATTACATATGATTCAACAAGAAAAACTGGAATCACACAAACATTTAAAACAGTATCAGATGATTCTAAAGTAAAAAAAGTCTTCATGCCAGTTCCTTATAATATTGGATTTGAATTAAATATTTTTACAAAATTGAATGATGATGCCCTTCAAATAGTCGAACAAATATTACCGTTTTTTCAACCATCATTTAATGTTACTGTGGATTTAGTAGAATCAATAGGTGAAAAAAGAGATGTTCCTATTGTATTGGATAGTATAGATTTTCAAGATGACTATGAAGGATCATTCCAAACTCGCAGAGCACTAATTTATACTTTAAGATTTACTGCTAAAACATATCTGTTCGGTCCTATCGCAGATAGCACTGATGGACTTATTAGAAAGGTTCAGGTTGATTTGTATGCAGACACGAATACTAAGACAGCAAAACGTGAAATGAGATATACGGCTGTTCCAGATCCAATCGATGCTGAACCTGGTGATGATTTTGGATTTACTGAAAACTGGGAGTTCTTAGGAGACTCTAGAGAATTTAGTCCCACTAAAAAAGAGGATTATTGATATATTATGGACAATAATTATGACTCCATCGACGAAGCTCTTAATATTGAGAGTGATATAGTAGAAACAAAAAAGATTAAAGACTCTGAGATTGTAAAATCTAAAGATAATGATATAGAAAAAGACTATACATATAGTCGTGCCAACCTCTATTCCCTCATAGAAAAGGGTCAGGAGGCAATTAATGGTATTATGGAAGTAGCAGGTGAAGGAGGAAGTCCGAGGGCATATGAGGTCGCTGGGCAGTTAATTAAGAGTGTTGCAGACACAACAGATAAACTAATCGACTTACAAAAGAAACTCAAGGAAGTTGAGGATGAATCTAAGAAAACTACAAATAATGTTACTAATAACGCAGTATTTGTAGGATCTACTTCAGAACTTCAAAAAATGTTAAAACAAGGTTTTCTAAATAATAAGGAGTAATTTACTTTTTTATTGATGAAAAAGTGTAAGCAGGGATATTATTACTGTTATACTGACGAAGTATGCAAACCTATTCCAAAAGGTTTGAGGACTACTGCTAGATTTTCTGGTGGTGGAAAAGAACCAGAAGAAACTGGTATCGGTGCACCTACAAATGGTAACGGAAATGGTAGTGGTAATGGTAATGGTTCTGGCAATGGTGGTAATGGGAATGGGAGTGGTAATGGTGGATCCAACGGAGGGAATGGTGGAGGAGGAATGAGTGAGGAAAAGAAAGATCATGAATATTCTATGGTTCGTTCTCAACTCAAAACTATCAAAAATGCTGCCTCTCGTCTTGAAAAGAAGATGGGTAAAAAAGGTGAGGGTGAACTCAAGGCATGGGTTCAATCAAAAATCACCAAATCTGCAGACTATATTGATACCGCTGCAGATTATATGACTAATGAAGGAACTCTTCACAAATGGTTCAAAGGATCTAAATCAAAAGATGGTAAAGGTGGTTGGGTTAATGTTGTTACAGGTGGAACCTGTGCAAGTGATGAACCTGGTGAAGGAACACCAAAGTG